GGCTCCACAGCCGCAAGGCGGCAAGCGCAAGGATTCGTTCTGCGCACGCATGTCAGGCATGCCCGGCCCAATGAAAGACGAAAAGGGTAAGCCCACCCGTAAGGCGGCTGCTCTTGCAAGGTGGAAATGTTGATATGAAACAAGAGAATGTTGAAACCATAAAGCATGTAGCAGACGGTGTAGCCGCTGTTACGGCTATTGGCACGTTAATGCAACTACTTCCTTCGGTTGCCGCCCTATTTACGATTGTGTGGACAGGTATGCGGATCACTGAAATGATTGCGGGTAAACCCTTTGCTGAAATAATTCGAAGGAAAAAAGATGCCAGCGACGAGTGAAAAACAAAAGCAGTTCATGGATGCTGCTGCACACAACCCGAAGTTTGCAAAGGCTGCGGGCGTACCAGTATCGGTTGCTAAAGAGTTTAGCGGCGCGAGCAAAGGAATGAAGTTTGGTAAGGGCTCAAATACGTCCCGCCCCGATCTTCAAAAAGTTAACAAACCTAAGACACTTCACGGCAAGATGTCAATTATGAAAGAAGGCGGTAATACTATGGCTTCCAAAATGAATCCCGGAATGATGGCAATGATGGCTAAGAAAAAAGGCATGAGTACTGCTAAAGACGGTATGAAGCGTCCTACGCCTATGGCTGATACATCCATGATGGGTATGAAAAAAGGCGGATACGCCGACGGCGGTATGCCCATGAAAGACGGTAAACCCGCTTTTATTGGCGACGGTAAAGGCGCAATGAAAAAAGGCGGCATGGCTGAAGGCGGAAAATCAGACATAAAGCAAGACAAGGGCATGATGCAGAAAGCCGTGAATAAACATGAAGGCCGCTTGCACAAGGGCGCAACTATGACTAAGTTGTCTAAAGGCGGCGGTATTGAGTCTAAGGGTAAAACCAAAGGCAAGATGATTAAGATGAATATGGGCGGCAAAGCCTGCTAAGGAAACATCATGGCTGATATTGAGTACAAAACCCCCGAGGATGTACGCGACGAAAAGATGCGTGCTAAAGCTGAAAAAGCTTACACCAAGTCGTTGCGTAACACTGAGGAAGCTCCTTTAAGTAATAGACCCAAGGGCATTTCAAAAAAGTTTATACGTGAAGCCCAAATGAACTCCCGGCAGACCGAAATGCCTAGAGTGGACGAAATGGGTAACGCCTATAAAAAAGGCGGTATGACAAGGATGGCTTCTGGTGGTTCCGCTTCAAAACGCGCCGATGGTGTTGCTACTAAAGGTAAGACACGCGGAAAGATGTGCTGATATGGCAACCGCAAAACCCGCAACTAGCGTAGTTAAGTCTTTGAAGAAGGCTGGGTTTTACGGCGCAAATGAACCCAAACGACTGGCTATTATTAACAAAGTTACAACTAAACCCCAGCGGATAAAAATGGTTGATAAGCTGTTTCTAGCCAAAAAAGTTAAAGGCGGTAAAAAATGATGGCATCCCGTGGAATGGGTAACATTAGCCCAAGCAAAATGCCCAAAGGTGTACGCAAGAAACGTAGAGATAATACTGACTTTACCCAGTACAAAGAGGGCGGCGCAGTAAAATCTAAAGTAAACGAAGCTGGTAATTACACTAAGCCTGAGTTACGCAAACGTATTTTTAACAGCGTTAAAGCTGCGGCAATTGTTGGCACAGGTGCGGGTCAGTGGAGCGCTAGAAAAGCGCAGGTTATGGCTAAACGGTATAAAGCCGCAGGCGGCGGGTATCGTGACTAAGTGGTCTGATAAACGCAAAAAGTCTATAGACTGCGATAACCCAAAAGGTTTCTCAGAGAAGGCCCATTGCGCTGGAAAAAAGAAAATGGCGGGTGGTGGATTAGCTAAATCGCAACAGTCTCTAAAAGACTGGGGCAAACAAGATTGGACAACCAAAAGTGGTAAAAAATCTTCTGACACAGGTGAAAGATACCTTCCAAAAGCTGCGATCAAAAGTCTCAGCGCTAGTGAGTATGCTGCGACAACGCGTGCGAAACGTGCTGGCAAAAAAGCCGGAAAACAATTCGTAGCACAACCTAAGACTATTGCAAAGAAAACGGCAGGATTTAGATAATGGCAATTACCTCTGGCGCATCCAGTTTTAATCTCCAACTCGACGAATTAGTCGAGGAGGCGTTTGAACGCGCCGGTGGTGAGTTGCGTACTGGTTATGACCTGCGCACTGCCCGTCGTAGTTTGAACATTATGTTTGCAGATTGGGCTAATCGCGGCATCAATATGTGGACTATGGAGCAGGGTGAGATTAGTCTGGTTCAAGGCCAGAATACGTACGCTTTGCCAGACAGTACAGTTGATCTGATTGAGCATGTTATACGTACGCAGCCTAACGCAGCTAATACACAGGCTGACTTAACAATCACACGTATTAGTGTTTCTACGTACGCTACGATCCCCAACAAGATTCAACAAGCCAGACCTATCCAAGTATGGATTCAGCGGTACAACGGCCAAAACTCTCCTATTGCTGCAACGCTTACAACGACGATTACGTCCACCAGCACATCAGTTGTGTTAAACGATGTAAGGGGTCTTCCAGCAACTGGCTTCATTAAGATTGATGACGAGATCATCAATTACAGCTACATCACACAGAACACAAACGCTAACTCTGGCACGTTGTTTAACTGCTCTCGTGGCCAGCAAGAGACTATTGCTGTAGGACATACCGCTGCAGTCGCTGTGTACTGGGCGCAGGTTCCAGCTATTACAGTTTGGCCAACTCCTGATGGGTCACAGCAGTACACATTTGTTTACTGGCGCTTACGCCGCACGCAAGACGCGGGTGGTGGTGTGAACGTGATGGACGTGCCGTTTAGATTTATCCCTTGCTTGGCCGCTGGCCTTGCATACTATTTGGCGTTGAAGATTGCCGGTGGCGCTGAGCGCTTACCCGTATTAAAACAACAGTATGACGAAGCTTGGGAATTGGCCGCATCTGAAGACCGAGAGAAAGCGGCTATTCGCTTTGTGCCTCGACAGCAGTTTATTGGCGGAGGCACCTAATGGGTAATCGGTTTGCTTCTGCGAAGAACAGTATCGCCATGTGCGATAGGTGTGGCTTCCAGTACAAATTGACGGCGCTTAAAAAAGAGATTCAAAAGACCAAGATATATAACCTGCTTGTGTGCCCTCAATGTTGGGATCCCGATCAGCCGCAGTTGCAGTTGGGTATGTATCCAGTTGATGACCCACAAGCTGTGCGTAACCCTCGTAATGATTCAACGTACGTAACAGCGGGCGCGAATACTGCGGGTAATCCGACTAGTGGTTCGCGGGATATTCAATGGGGCTGGAACCCCGTGGGTGGGGCAAGTAATTTTGATGTCGCTTTGACGCCAAACTACTTGGTGGCAACGACATTTGTTGGTACAGTAACGGTATCTTAAGGAGCTTAAAATGGGATTTAAAAAAGCAGCAGACGGAATTGCTAAAAAAGGCAAGACCGAAGGAAAAAATTTAGGCGATAGTGGCCCCACATTAGCCATTCAAAAAGGCGGTAAAGGTGGTAAGGGCGGCAAAACTGATGCGGACATGTTGTCTATGGGACGTAATTTGGCAAAAATTGCCAACCAGAAACGAGGTTAATCATGGCTAAATTTAGCAAAAAGATGATGGGCAAAGAAGTTGGCGACGCCGCTACTTATGCCGCACCGCACAAAATGAATGGTAAGGCTTTAGTGATGTCGACTAACCCCGGCAAGGACTCTAGCATTAGTAGCCTTAACACCATGAAAATGAGCGTCGGTGTCATTAACAACGGTGAAAACCCAACTAAGACATCCGGCATCAAAGTACGCGGTACAGGCGCTGCGACTAAAGGTGTGATGGCACGAGGCCCAATGGCATGAATTACGCCGCACTCAGCGCTGCTATTCAAGCGTACACGGAAAACACGGAAGCAGATTTCGTGGCTAATATTCCCGTGTTCGTTACGCAAGCTGAGCAGCGTATATTTAACTCGGTGCAGTTTCCGTCGCTTCGCCAAAATGTGACAGGCGCAACCACGACAAACAATAAGTATCTGCAGTGCCCCACGGATTTCTTAGCGGTGTATTCTTTGGCAATCATCAAGGCCAACGGCGAGTACGAGTATTTGTTAAACAAAGACGTTAACTTTATTCGGCAGGCGTACCCCCAACCCACGGACACAGGGATTCCTAGGTACTACGCACTGTTTGGCCCACGTTCAGACAACCCCGCCGAGTTAACTTTCATTCTTGGCCCTACACCGGACGCCGCGTACGGGGCGGAACTGCACTATTTCTTCTATCCGCCAAGCATTTCTGTAGCACCTTTTACTTCATGGCTTGGTGATAACTTTGACACGGTGCTGTTGTACGGCTCTTTAGTTGAGGCTTATACCTACATGAAGGGTGAACAAGACATGATGGCGCTGTACAACGGCAAGTACCAAGAAGCGCTTGCATTGGCTAAACGTCTGGGCGATGGTATGGAGCGTCAGGACGCTTACCGTTCTGGTCAATATAGACAGGCGGTGACCTGATGGCTATTGTTCAAACTCAGACCACAAGTTTTAAGGCGCAGTTGTACCAAGGTATCCATGACCTGACGACTGACGTTATTAAGATTGCCTTGTACACGGCTAATGCTAATCTTAACGAAGACACGACTGTGTACAGTGCGACCAATGAAGTAGCCAACACGGGCACTTACGTCGCTGGTGGCGCACAGTTAACACCCATCACGGTGTCATCTTCCGGATACACAGCCTATGTTGGCTTCCCAAACATCTCGTGGACAGGCGCGATCACCGCAAGATGTGCGTTAATTTATAACGCTACCCAAGGTAACAAATCCATAGCTGTTTTAGACTTTGGGTCTGACAAAACATCAGCCGTTACATTTACAATCACCATGCCCGCAAACACCGCTACGGCGGCTCTTATTCGTAGTTCTAACTAAGGAGTCATCATGACTATTGAAAAAACCAAAGCCACTGACACTGTTTCTAGTGGTCTGACCTGTAACACCAAAGCCGGTGAGGACGCAAAAGCGACCGGCGTATTTGAAATTAAATGCCACGACAAAGACGGCAACTTGAAGTGGACTGCTGAATCTAAAAACTTGGTGGTCAACGCTGGCTTGCGATATATGGCTGGCAGTGCTTTAACTTCAGTGACCCAGATCACTACTTGGTATCTTGGTTTGTATGGCGCAGCAGCCTCTAACACGCCTGCGGCTGGCGACACAATGGCTTCCCACGCTGGCTGGACAGAAGTTACTGCTTACAGCAATGCCAACCGTGTGACTGCCACTTTAGCAACAGCTACAACAGCCAACCCTTCTGTGGTGACTAACTCAGCCTCTCCTGCGGTGTTTAACATCAACGGCACGGCAACAGTTGGCGGTGCGTTTTTAACAAGCGAAAACACCAAGGGTGGCACAACAGGAACATTGTTCTCTGCGGCTGACTTTGGCTCACCCGGTGACCGTTCGGTGGTGAACAGCGATACTTTGTCTGTGACTTACACATTCAGCTTGGCGGCTTAATATGTCAGCGTGGGGTTCCGGCACATGGGGCGATAGTGGTTGGGGCGGCTTTGTCGCTTACACCAGCACCGTGGACGAAACCTCTACTGGCACAGACGCAATTATATCGGCAGTTAATGTTGGGGCTTCCGTCAGTGAAACGGGTACAGGTACAGATGAAATTGCGGCAGGCAAAGTATTTACCTCAGACATAACGGAAACGTCAACGGGTACAGATGCTGTAGAAGGAGCGCCTTTATACCCTGCTTCGGTAGTAGAGACTGCCACAGGAACAGACGCAATTTCTTCGGTTATAGCTGTAGGCGCGGTAATTACTGAGACTGCTACGGGTACAGACGCAACAGTAGGTGGTGAAGTATACGATGCGGTAATAGCGGGCACGGGCTGGGGCGAGAGCGCTTGGGGGTACAACTCTTGGGGCGGGATTGGTGAGCTAGCTCTTGCTTCAGACGTTGTAACGTCTACTTTAGGGATTAGCGTAGCGGTAACGGAAACGGCAACGGGAACAGATGTTGTAACAGCGGGTATAGCGTTTACGGCACAGGTTACTGAGACAAGCACGGGTAGCGATGCAATAACAGCGTCACCAACGTACTTCCCGACCATAGCGGAAACGGCAACTGGGACGGATGCGGTATTAAGTGTGCCGGTGTACGCGGCTACAGTTGCAGAGACTGCGACAGGTACGGATGCTGTAAATTCTAGTTTCGTACTGTTTGGTGATGTGCAGGAAACGGCGACAGGCACAGATGCAGTAACGGCGGTAGTTGTAGTTAATGCGGCAATCACAGAAACCGCTACGGGGTCAGATGTAGTTACGGCACAAGTAGGATTTAAAGGCACAATTACTGAAAATGCAGTAAGTGCAGATACATTGGTAGCAGCAGCAGCGTTTATTGCGTCTATTAACGAGTTAGCAACAGGTACAGATGGGTTGACTGCACGACCATTCTGGGATGTAATTGACAACACACAGACTGCCAACTGGGTTGCAGTCGCAACGAATTAGGAGCATTTAAATGGCAGCAACGACGACTCTTTTGGACTTAGTCACCCCCACACAGGGTACGCTTTCCGGTACATGGGGCGATACAGTCAACTACGGTATTTCTGATTACCTTGATATTGCTATTGCGGGCACATTATCTTTTGCAGGTGATGGCGCTATTACTTTGACAAGTACCATAGGTAGCGCATCAGGGAACAATATTGGATCGACTACGGCTCAGTACATGGTGATCCGTGTAACTGGTACGCTGACAACACCCAAAATAATTACTGCTCCAAGCCGTAGCAAGTTATACATGGTGGATAACGCTGCCACTGGCAGCACGGTTTCTTTTATCCGCGCGGGTCAAACCCCTGCCGTATCAGTTGCTGTGGGTGAAAAGTGTTTTGTGTACTACAACGGCACAGATTACGTTAAAGTAGCGTCCACAACAGTGTCCGGTATTGTTGATCCTGCAAACGGCGGCACAGGCGTATCTAACAATGCGGCAAGCACACTGACTATCTCAGGCAATTTTGCAACTACGTTGACTGTTACTGCGGGTACGGGTGTTACGCTTCCTACAACGGGAACCTTGGCTACTTTGGCGGGTTCTGAAACATTAACCAACAAAACCATTGCTTACGGAAGTAACACACTAACTGATGTAGTAGGTGTTACAGCAACACAGACGCTTACCAACAAAACTCTAACAAGCCCAGTACTAACAACTCCTCAGTTGGGTACACCATCACAAGGCGTATTAAGTTCTTGTACTGTAGACGGTACTAACGCTGTTGGTTATAGAAATATACCGCAGTCTGGCTCAGCTAAAACAACAAGTTACACCCTTGCCACAGGGGATATTGGTGAATTTATTGAAGTAGGCGCAAGTGGGTCAATTATTGTACCCAATGCAACTTTTGCTGCGGGAGACGCTGTTGTAATTTTTAACAACACTTCGGGCGCAATTACGTTGACCATGTCAATTACCACCGCGTATATTGGTGGCACTGATGCGGATAAAGCTACAATTTCGTTGGCTACACGGGGCATTTGTAACGTGTTATTTATTAGCGGCACAGTCTGTGTTGTAACAGGAAACGTATCGTGAGCGGAATAATGCTTGCTTCTGTTGGGAACAGCTATGGCTCCGCGCCAGTTAACACCGTGGCTCCAGCAGTTACGGGAACAGCTACTGTTGGCTCTACGCTTACAACTACAAATGGAACATGGCTAGGCTCACCAGCACCAACCTTCACATATCAATGGTTTAGAAGTCCTAGTACCTCGATTGGCGGTGCAACTTCTTCAAGCTATGTGTTGGTTATAGGTGATCGTGGATTTGGTATTTTTTGCCGAGTAACAGCCACTAATTCCGTTGCACCATCCGGGGTTACGGCTGATTCCAATACCACAGCAACGGTGACATCAGTCCCAGATGCACCTACTATTGGAACTGCTACTCAA